GTAGAGATCCTTGAGCGTCCCGGAGATGGTAGTGGCCGAGTGCGTGATGACGGCGCCCGGATCCGGAGCCCACCACGTTTCCTCGCTCATGCCGATCCCGCCAACGTCGATGGAGCAGGACGCAGCCGCGGTCTTCGGGAAGTACATCGGGATGGAGATGAGGTTCTTCCCGCTGTTGCCCGTGGCCGAGGTCGTCAGCCCCTCGATCGCCAGAAGGTCGATGTTCAGCTTCTCCGACAGGCTACGGGTCGCCTGATCGGTCTTGGCCTTCATCAGATCGAAGGCCGCGTGCGGACCCTGATTCTGCTTCAGGCTCAGGTTGTCGATGGACACGCTCACGACGTACTCGGCGTAGTCGTAGAACGCGCTGGTGATCCCGTCCTGCGGGCTGATGTCGAAGGTCTGGTACGGGCTAATGGACGCGGCGGTCGTATTCTTGCCGTACATGAGCGGCACCTGAATCTTCGCGCCACCGTCCAGAGTCCGCACCCGAGACTTCGCATTCAGATACGCGAAGGTCGGGTTCGTCTTGATGATCGCGTTCGTCGGCGCGGTCTTGAGGTACTTGTCACGGGTTGACGTCAAGAACGCGTTATACGAACGGGTCAGGCTCGTCGCTGCCACTATGAATCACTTCCTTACGGCCAGTTCGGGACCGTTCCGCCCATTTCTCGCAGAGTCTCCTCTACGATGAGGTCGCGTGCGCCGTCCATGCCCTTCTCGTCCCGCACCTTGCGGTAATCGGTCGGAGTAGGGGTTGCGGCACCGCCACCGGGACGCGAGATCGCGGCTCCCGCTGCGTTGGCCTGTCGTTGTACAGTTGTCACTCTGGCCTGCGCCTCCTGCAATTCGACGCGGGCCATCTTCACCATCCTGGCGCGACCGGTGGGAGTCTGGAAGTTGACCAGAAGATTCGGATCCTCACCGATCCATCCTTCGATCATCTGCTGCTCCTGCACCGTCATGCCGTGCTTGGTCGTGAGTTCGGACATGATATCCCTTGCCCGGCTCTCACCTTCCACCCGAAAGGCTCTCTCTTCGGCGCTTTCCAGCCTCTTGGTCAGGCCGGACGCCTCCAAAGCCTGCTTAAGTTTGAAATCGACGCGGGCATCCAACTCCCGCTGGAACGCATCCCTCACGTCTGGATGAACACTCTCCCCGAAGTCCGGTGGGCCATCGGCGGCCTTCTCCGGCTGGCCTCGCTGCGCCAGCAGGGCTTCATATCGCTCTGCCCTCTCCGCAGCCTCCTTGACCATACTCCGCGCCTTCTGCATCTCCTTGTTGAACGCCGACTTGTAGCGGCGGAAGAACGGGCGGTCTGCTTCCGGCAGATCGTCGATGTCCCTCGTTTGCTCGAACTTAGCCCTCTGCTGCTCCGGTGTCATCGGCGCATCTGCCGCCGCCGGTTCACCCGCCGTTTCCACTACCTCGCCACCGGACTCTTCGCCGGAGCCTTCGTCGGTCAGGATGTTCGCATCAGCCGCAACCTCGATGTCGAAGTCCTGCTCGTCCGCTCCGCCGTCAGTCGTCAATTCGTCCGTCATAGCCCTGCGCCTCCCTGTCCATGCGTGCGAAAGCCGGTTCCAGTTCGCGCTTCACGATTTCATCGCTGCGAACTCTGCCTGCTTCCTTTGCAATGGCGTTGATAGCCGCCGTCGCATTCCTATCTCCCTTGCGCGTCCGCTTCTGGATATTACCGATCTCCTTGTAGAAAGGGTCCATCGTCGGAGTCGTTTCAGCTTCCTGCAATCCTCGCTCCTGCATCTTGCGATCGCGGTCGGCCTTGCTCGTCACATCGCAGCCAAGACCAACGTCGTAGTAGTTCCAGCGCCGCGTCATCAGAGCATCCCCAGTCAGCGCCGGAGCCGTCCACATCCTGTCCATCTGCGATCCGCAGTTGAGGCACTTGAGCGCCTTGACATCGTTCATTCCGAATAACTCTTCGCTATGCTGCGGACAGATCGGACATTTGAACTCATAGATCGGCATACCCTACCCCCTCATCGGACCTGTTTTGCCGCCCTCGACGGCCATCTGTTCAGCCGCGCTCTCCGGGGTCTGGACGCCCGTTGGCGGAGCCTGCCCCGATCCAGGCATCCCTGGAGGCGGTCCCATCCGCGCCTGCATCGCGGCCTGACTAATCTCTACCAGAGCATCGCGCACGCCCTGATTGCGGATCTGCCACATATCTAGGATGGCTTCCGCGAGAACCGGGTGCGCCGTGATCGACGGATCCTGAGACCGGATGTTTAGGAAGTCGATAAACTGTGCTCGTTCGACGTTGCTATTGCGCGGCATCATCTCAGTCACATCGACCGAAACGTCGTAGTCTCCCTCGATGTCGTTCGGGCTGACCGTACCCATAAACAACTGGCCGTCCTGTCCCTCGATCGCCACGGCCATGTCGATGGTCATATTCTTCTGCATCGAGTCGAGCAGTTTCTTTCCGATGTGGCGGAACGTCTGGGCGAGTTGGTTACGCATGTAGTCTTCACGTGCGGTGCCTCCGGCCTGCATGATGTCGGCCTGAGTCGCGGTCTTGGCAGTTGCCATTCCGCGCATTTCTCCCGACTGCCCGCCGATCTCATCGAAGTCTCTGCTGCGAAGCTCTGAGTACGAGAATAACGACCCGGACACCTGCTGCTTCTCAAGCAGTCGCAGCGGAGTCGTTCCAGCCGGATCTCCGTCAGCGTCGATGACCACAACACCGTCAGGTCCAAGGAACTTCTCAAGTTCCGTATCGCTGATAGATCCTCCAGTGTTCTTGTACCGGATGTACCGCTGCACAGCGTCCCACCGCTCGGCGCGTAGAAGGATGGTTCGGTCGGCGTTGATCTCTCGGTTGATCGGAACGATATCCGAAGCCGGAGGACGCGGGTAGAACTCGCCACGGCGGATGGACTTCTCATACGGCCGGAAGAAGACGTAGGGGTCGTGGTAGATCCCAGAAGGGATCGGATCGTTCCGAAGGAACTTCCCATACCCATCGGCTACAACCAGCAGCCGATTTGTCTTGAAGTCGTAGATCTCGAACAGGCGCACCATCTTGCAGCGGTCCATGATCGCGTCGTCGAGATAGCCTGGTCCATCAACGCTCGCCTGCGGCTGGTCGCTATTCGGATCTTCCAGCAGGTAGGCGTTGGCCGCCAGATCCTTGGTGTTCTTGTAGAGTCGGTCCTTCTTGACCTCATCCAGCGGGCGAATGATCTCTTCAGCTACCCATCCGTGCTTGTAGAAGTCGTTGCCGCCGTCCGGGTCGATGACCATGTTCCATGCCGGAACGTGATCCACGAACCAGAACTCGCGTGTCGGGCGCAGCCCCTTCGGAATCCAGTTGCCGTCCTTGTCCTTGATCGGAAGTCCGGTGCGCGGGTCGATCTCGAATGATGAGAAGTCCGGCTTCCCGTCTGGGCCGACCTCGGCCTCCTGCTTTACCTTCTTGTCCATCGGAACGTCTGCGAAGTCGTTCGAGTAGCCTACCTTACCGGCCCCGTAGGAAAGGAGTCCAGACTTGCAGATTCGCCGCCCTGTGTCTGCGAGCCCGAAGTTAGGCTGCCCGATGATGAAGTTCATCGCGTTCTCGACCACGCGATACCGCGGCACCATCATCTGCGTCATCTGCCCGGTGGCCTGATCGACGCCCTGAATGGGGATCGGGTTGTAGTCGCGCTGCCGCACGGGGCGCACGACGAACGCGGGGTTCTTAAAGCAGATCGCGGCCATCTTCGAGTTGCACCACGACCCGATCTTGTTCACCGTGATTCGATCGTTCTTGTGTATGTCCTCTTCGCTATCGTATCCATAGTGGCACAGGTCGTCGAAGTCTTCGTTCTGGCTCCAGCGGATCTCTTCGCGCTCTCGCTTCTTCAGTCCGCGCTGAAGGTTCCAATGCCAAACGCGTACCTCTTCGTCGTGGTACGTCGCGGCCACCTTGACATTGGAAAACTGTGCCATCAGCCAACCTTCTTCTTATCGACCATGCCCATCGCCATGTCACAGCGGGCGCAGTAGGTCTTGTGATAGACAAGCCCAGTCTCGGTGTGCGTGTACTTGCAGCCGGCGCAACGGAAGGTCATCTCATATCCTTCCACGATCGCAGTAACCTCTTCCTGCTTGCATTCCGGAACGTGCTGTTCGGTTGCCGGGGCTTCTACCGGAATTGCGTCTACAGACGCGGGCGCGATCTCGCGGTTCTTCGGTGGTCGGCCCCGGCGTTTCTGCATCTCATCAGACATACTGTCCCTCCCAACGACGTTCGTTTTCCCTCTGCTTCAGCAACTTCTTCGCCCGCTCGATCGTCCATCGGCCTGGATGCGCGATCGCAGCCGCAGGACCACCGGGCAGGGCATCGAACAGGTAGAAAGTAGCGTCGACTCCGTGATTGTCCTTCTGCACGATTTCTTCGGACTCGTTGTGAGTCATCCGATACGACTCGCTCTTGCTCTCCTTCCACCGCAACCGCATGAACTCCTTGTTCGTGCGCGGCGTAGCAGCGGTTAGGAAGGCGAGAGGATTCTTCGGGTCCGCCCAGTAGTGGGAGAGGAACCGGTGGGCCGTGGAGACATCGCATCCGCGTCTTGCTGGTGTGAACGTGACTCCATCTGGGCCTTCCGCGAACATCTTCGACAACAGTTGCGGACCCGCAGGGGTCTGCTCGACCTTGGTCAAGAACGAAGGATCCGCCTTCCTCCAGGTCAGGATGTCGTAGTAGGGGCAGGCGCGGATCGCGGCCTTCTGCTGCATGTAGTTGTCGCCGGCCTTGTGGTACTCCCACACGCTGTAGGCGCGGCCCTGAGCATCGACACCCCACACCACGAACGCCGCTGGAGACCTATAGCCCCAGTCGTAGCCGGCGTAGAGCTTGAGGTTGGCCCTGACCCACGACGTATCCAGCATCGGATGGTAGATCGGGCATGTCTGGTCGATCAGGAACGGGAACACCGGACCGCCGCCTCCCGCGTTCCGGTCTATCTCGTACTCCTGCCGCCACTTCATCGACGCCACGCCACCGACCAGTTTCGATGTCTCCTCGACGAACAGGCGCCCCATGTCCGTGTCCGGATCCTTGTCCATGTCCGCAGAATAGTGGATCTCAAGACACGGCATTCCAGTAGCCGACTCGTAAAACCGCGTACCCTTTGGGAAGTTGATGCGGTCCATCCACTTATACCGCTCGTTCTCGATCAGAGTCGGATCCTCATGTTCAGGGAAGTCGGTCATCTGATTGAAGAACGACCCGGCATTGACCGTGCTTATCAATACGGCCCGCCCGCCATGAGCGATGGCCGGAACGATCGCCCCCCACGCCGATTCCGCATCCTCCTGAAACGCCATCTCGTCAGGAACGAACAGGGTCGCCGTCTTCCCTCGCACCTGATCCGCGCCCTTCGGTACGCCGATGATGTGCGACCCTGAGATGTGGACCAACTCGTTGATCTTATTTCCCTGACCAGACCGCACCAACGGATCACCAATCCATCCAGGTAAGTGGTTGATGATGAACGACATGCGCCCGCCGTTGGGGTCTTTCTCGCCCTTGCTCACCATCAGCTTCGCGTCGTCTTCCTTCTGAGTCTGGTAGATTACCAGCGACATGTCGCGGCGCCACGCCACCCAGACGCAGAATGCCGCAACCGTCCAACTGACAATCATCTGCCGTGACTTAGGAACCGCGAAAACAGGCAGGGCGAGCAGGAACAGGATCAGCAGAACAACGTAGGGCTTGTCCAGTGGGAACGGCTTGATCGGCTTGTCCTGATCGTGTTCGTCCATCGTCTTGACGTACTTCAGGAACTCCCAGAATCCCGAATCCGCGTACATCTTCTCCGGCGTGCCCCAAACCTTCATAGGCTTCCAGCGGGCCTCTAGCTCCCTCCGCTGTGCCATAGTCAGGCTTTTCTTCGGCTGCCAGCCCATCCGTCCTCCTGTACCAACAGGTACACTTACTATGCCGATTCCGCTCTGTCAAGCGAAAAATGAAGAATATTCTTCAATCACGGAATTGAAGATCCGTAGTTCCATGTGGAACGTGGC